TACGTCGCCGACACAATGGCGCAAAGGGTTTGTTGAACGGGATTTGGTGGGATGAGTTTTGGGGGGCTGGCAGCAGTGGACTTCCGCCGCCCTGGTGACGCATTTCTAAGCTGCCTGTCCGGCAGTGGGGTTAAAAACGCATTATAATCCTTTAAATCAATTAGTTAACACTCATTCTGCGCGTGAAATTAATGCCTTTGAGTGTTAAATAAATCCCTTTTACTTCAGATAGTTGAGAATGGTTTTGGGGAAAGGTTTTTGCCTGTCGGTTGAGGAGGCTCAATACGTATATTCGGTATTGAGCCTTTTTCATTAGTAAGCGGATTTAAACTTTTACCCTCATCAAGTCGCTAAAACGAGTCGTGTATGCAGGAGAAAGCATCTGACGTTTCATCTCCCAGCTCTTTTGAATACCTTGCCCCGCAAACCACACCCGCCCTTTTCCGCTATGATTGATGCCATCGAGAACAGCCATGAGTTGTTCACTGTTAGAACGTGGCTTGTACTCGTCGAAAAGGCCAAGCTGGGCAACTCCCTGACTGTAGAAGTCACCCAACATCACACCGCATTTTTGGAACCGGTGACCATCTTGCCAGATTGCATCCAGGCACTGCGTGGCAGCGGCTACTATATCGCGGCTGTCTTGAGTAGGTATCTGCAGTTTTGTACCTGCAGTTTTGCCGTAATAGACTTCATTCATAGCGAACGGGCTGGTTTTGATGAATGCAGAGATGTGCCGGCAGTACTGATGTTCACCGCGCAGTTTCTCTGCTGCCCGCACTGCATGGCTGCAGATAGCTTCACGCATCAGGTCATATTCGGCCACGCGGTCACCAAATGAACGAGAGCAAACGATCTGCTGCTTGGTTGGAGCAAACTCCTCAAGCTCTAAGCAAGGCTCCCCACGCAGTTCTCTCAAAGTTCTCTCTAAAACTATGTTGAAATGTTTGCGGATCAGTGGTGTAGGCGTATCTGCAAGCTGGAGTGCGGTTTTAATCCCCATATCGTTTAGCTTTTTAGAAATTCTGCGTCCAATTCCCCAAACCTCCCCAACCTCGACAAGAGCCATCAGTTTTCTTTGACGAGCCAGTAACGATAAATCAACGACACCACCGGTCTTCGTCCATTTTTTTGCAGCATAGTTAGCCAGTTTGGCGAGTGTCTTAGTCGGTGCAATTCCAACGCCTACGGTCAAACCTGTCCACTGAAGAACCTTGGCCCTCACCTCACGCCCAAACTCTTCTAAATTCTGGCAATTACTAATCCCTTGCAGATTCATGAATGCTTCGTCTATTGAGTAGACTTCCACAGCTGGAGACATTTCTTCCAGAATGGTCATCACTCGTGAGCTCATGTCAGCGTAAAGCGCGTAGTTACTGCTGAAGGTAACAATCTTATGCTTTTCGAAAATGTCACGCATCTTGAAGAATGGCTCGCCCATTCGGATGCCTAATTTTTTTGCTTCTATACTGCGGGCTATTACGCAACCATCATTGTTACTTAGAACGACGACAGGTCGTCCCCGTAAGTCAGGGCGAAACACCGTTTCGCAACTGGCATAGAAGCTGTTCACATCAGCCAGAGCAAACATTATTGAAACCCGTTAATACTGAAGGTGACGACGCCGAAGACTTCCAACTCATCACCGCCGTCATGTAAGACAATTGGGGGGAAATCGGGATTCATAGGCACAAGCTGGAAGACTGGATGCGTACAAAGCCGCTTGACTGTGTATTCTCCTGCCAATGAAGCGATGATTATGTCGCCGTGCTTTGCCTGCAGGCTACGGTCAACCACAAGCAATGATCCCTCATAGATGCCCGCATCCACCATGCTCATGCCCGTTGCCATTACAAAGTAAGTCGCGGCGGGGTGATTTACACAAAGCTCATTTAAATCAATACCTTTCTCAATGTAATCCTGTGCTGGTGATGGGAAACCGGCCTGCACCTTGTCTTGGAAGAAAGGCAAAGAAAGCTTAATTGGGTCAGGGATTGGATAATACATATTCATAAGTCACACTCGCACAACACTGTTCATACATACAGTATAATCATGTAATATATAGCGAGGGAAGGCCGAAACGAGACATTTTTGTTATGCCGCTGATCGGTAAAGGAAGAAAGTTCCCAAGTGATGGATTGGTTAAATTGTGGCATTAACTACGCATCAAGGATAACGTACTTCGCAATACACAATTACAATAATAGAACTGATGTGTTATATACCACACGATGCTAACTATAAGCAGAGAAAGAATGAGATTTTTTTATTTTCTTGCAGCTACCACATAATATGTTGCTACCAAGAAAATTTTACAGGATGATTTAATCCCCCCCCTACTATTGCAGCTAAAGGAAATCTTATGGAAGATTTGAAAAAAGCAATATTAAAATCATTTGAAGAAAAGTTCAATAGTCCATTAGTTGGATATATATTAACATCGTGGGTTTTATATAACTGGATTCCCATTATATATTTTATATTTGGCAAGTCGGAAAACGTTCAAGAACGAGTTAAAATTGCAATGGATGCAACCAATCCATATGATTTATTTTTATTCCCATTGGTCACTGGGGTGATGCTAACTATAGGACTCCCATTTCTTAATTATTTAATTAAAAAGATTACGTCAAAGGCCGTAACACTTGATGAAAAACTAACAGAACTACGCACAGGAGAGATTGAGCGAGACAAAGCGATAACTCTTGCAACTAAAGCGGAATCATTACAGAAAGTTGAAGAATCAAAGATGAATATTGAATCTAAACAAACCTTGTCAAGAACATTAGAAGGCGCAATAGCGCAGTTAGAGTCTCAAAAAAAATCCGTTGAAGAGCAGATATTAAACCAAGAAAAAAAACTTCATGACATCGAGAATGATATAAAGTCTAGTGAAACCAGTCAGAATAACTGGGAAAAAACATTAAATGACAATCAAATAACTTATGAGGAGTGTTTAAGACTAAGGGATTTAGTAGTTGATAAAGACCACACAATTCAAAACTTAAATACCACCATTGAAACAAACGAAGTAATTAACAAAGTGGTTATGCGGGCAAGGAAGGAAAAAGATGTCAACATCCTTGAAGAAGCCAACTCTGCCCTTGAGATTTTGGGTTATGGAATGCCAAGACCAATTTAATAACATAAATTAATGTCAATAAATCTTATATATGGACTAAAGCAAACTTGCAAAACACAAGTTTGCTTATCATAAAAAATAAATTTATAATGCAATACCTTTTTTTGCTGCACTGGCACGCATAAACTGCGTCAGTGTTGAAAAGTCTGCATCTGAAATATATTCCGCAATAATGGCTACTTCACATAACTGGCATTTCCCAGGGAACTGACTGTTGTATGTCGACCCTAGTCTGAATACGTCGCCCAGGTCTGCCGGGTTTGCCGCAGGTGAGTTAGTGCCGCTTGTGCCGGCAGTCAGGTTATCGACCCTGCGCGTTCTGTCACTGTTTTTAACTCGCCCGGAAATCATGTACCACTGATTTATGGGTGATTCAGTTGCTGTTTCTGCGGAAGCCCCGGTTGATACCCCGCTGACTAAAACTGAATGCTGGAAGCGCGTGATGACGTTGCCGTTTCCATTGTTTGAACCAACATCAAACGCTAATGACGTGCCTAAGCAGAGCCCTGTATTGTCAGCCCTTTGAGACTGATAATCAGAAACAACTGCAATCCCCTTTTCTTCTAATGGTTTAACGGTTGCAACTATTGTCATATCAGTGCTGTTTTTGATTGAGGTAACAAGGTAGACCATCTGAGCACCCGTCAACTCAATGTAATTTGCTCCATATGTCGGACTGCCTATTACAGAGAGAGCAGCCCCGCCTTCAATAAGATTTCTCACTGATGTGGCAGCATCCACGCCGAAAGAAAAGAACCCTTCCCATGCAGCATTGAACGGCACGGATAACTTCGCTTTAGGGGACGCCCACAGGCTGGCGTTTTTATTAATGATTCGCGTTGCCATAATATTTCCTTAGAAGAAGTCTTGCGGGATATTCCCGACAACCAGTGTGAGACGGTCAAATGTACAGGTGTTACCGGATACGCCGCCGGACGTATCAAGGATGGCAAGCACTGAAAGCGTTGTCGCCGTTAACGGCACCGTGATCACTGCTGCCTTCCAGACAAAACCACCCCGGCCGTTAGGGGATGTGACGCCATAAACCCGGCTGGCCGATATTCCGTTTATGGATACGGATCCTGCGTTAGAGCGCGTGTTTGCAGCGGGGACGTACGTTCTGCAGGCGAGGGTAATTGTCTGCCCGCGTAAACGGCGCACCAGGCCAGATGGCAATGCACAGGCGGCGTTCGCATCCCCTGTTCCTGTTGACGTGAGTTTCAGGCCATAGTCACCCGACTCAAAGTTCACAGTATCTTTGTCAGCTGTGCAGCCAGTAAGGGTCCAGCCATCTGGGGCTGCGCCGCCTTCTGTCCACGTTACGAACTCACCATTCGGGATCAGGTTCGCACCATTGATAAGGCCCAGGGTGTATTTCGCGGGTGTAGACGGCCATACAAAAAGATTTTTCACGAGGTCAAATATTTTGGCATCACCGGTTGCGTTTGGGTGGATGTTATCCAGATACCAGTCAGTAGGCTTTCCAGCATTCATGAAAAGCTGATAGGCATCAACCAAACTGAAACCCGCGGCAATGGCGGCTTGCCGTGCGCCGTTACTCCTGTTTGCCCCCTGATCGCTATCCCTTAACGGGTTTTGAGAGACCATGATCCCACCGGCGGCAGGGTGTCTGAGCAAGATTTGATAAACGGCCGCCAGCGCCATGCCGGCCTGTATTCCTGTTGTGACGTTATAATCAGTGTTATGCCCGTGATTAAATATCAGTAAATCAGCCTGTCGTGGGACGTAAGCGGCCTCAAAATACTGTCCCATAAGATAAAGAGGTTGAGTCCCCGCAACGGCAGCATTATAAAAATGAAGTGTTTTCCCCGCAGTGCCGACCTGCAGAGTCACGGGTGAACCATACGCACCTGACGCCCACGAGTAATACAGGACGGTATATGCCGGGTAATTCCCCGCAAGAAACTCCGCCAGTTTTCTCGTCCATTTTTTAAACACCCCGCTGACTGGGTCAGTATCCTGAGTGATCCCTGTAGAATCAGAGTTGATAATTACGCAAACATCATCCAGTGCTGAACGCATTTTTGACAACAAGCCATATGCTGCTGACTGAGGTGGGAGGTCTACAGTCACTTCTCCAGGGTCTACGCTTCCGCCGCCATCACTGCTTGAAGAGGGAATGGAAAAACCCAGCGCGTCAGAAATCATCAACTGGTCGTCATCAAAATTTCCATCTTGCGTAACTGAAATATTGCCCGATGTAATTTGGTTTTCATCAAGTGTTAACATCGGGGTTTCAAAGGCTCCATCCTGACGAATTTGTGAGTGTGAGAAGCCGAGTTCATCAGTGAAAATAGTTAACGATTGGGATAATGGATCCTGCTGGATATTGGTTCTCACCTCCTCAATAGCTACCTGAGATGGCATTTTACGACCAGTCTCCGTCAGGACTCCGGCGGTATTGATATACTCAATAGCCAGTGATTCATCATCAGAACTTCGCACGAATGTTGCAGCCCCGTCAGGAATGTTTGCAATATCGGCCTGGGCGGCAGCCAATGTCATATACTGCCGGCTAAGGGGGACAAGGTTCGTCAGTGGGTCTTCAACCGCGCCAACTACCTTTGCAATGTGTCCCCAGCTTGGACCGGTATACTGAGTGCGATCGGGGCGCGTAACGGTAACTGACGGTTCATCACTGTAAATCCCCTGCCAGTTCTCAAAATCGAGAATACGTCCGCGGGCAACCTGCGCGAAGTCGTTGATCACTTTCTGCGTAATAGCCATCTGAAGCAAAGCTGGCACGGAATTCCAGGACAGTCCTGTTGATGTGGGGCCGGTGAACGCTTCGGTAAGAGTGATTTCAATATCTGATACTACAGCGGAAGCGACAATAGTATAGGGAGCACCACCCACGTTAACGTACATAAAATCACCGGCTTTTAGCTCCGCACTGAAGCTGGTTCCGCTACCGATGACTTTGTTAGAACCGTTGGTTAAATCAATAGTGCCTGCTGGCATGATTTTCTCCGGACATAAAAAACCCGCCTAATAAACTGTCTGCTTAAATTTGAACAGTATACTTAGCGGGTAATAGGGTTAATTTATGATATTTGCGTTACGGTTTGCAAATATATTAATAGTCTGATTTCCTACTATATTTATATTTGCAGGCGAGGACGAAGTATTTCTAAATCTTATACCGATTATTGTATTTCCATTTCCAGAAGGAGAAACAACTTGTCGTGACATAATAACTTGATTTTGCCCTGTGGAAAGTGTTTCAGTAGCGACAACATTACCTGCCACAACCCAATCCATATATACTAGTCCGGGACCACCTAATGAAATATTAATGTAAAATATACCATTACCGTTCGCACTGGTTAACGCAATTTTACGCTCAAAAGAAGTCTGAGCGATCCCACAGATATTGTATTCAGCCGAAGTCTGATTCCCACCCAAACTGAATGAACCAACGTTAAAAGACCTGCCGATGGAAAAGTCTGAAAGGTCGCCTACTATCCTGTTAGCATTGAGTGTACCAAGGATTGTGCAATTCTCATTAATCCGTACATTATTCAACTCGCCTTCGCTGGCATAAATCTTCCCACGTACAGTAACCCCAGAGAACTCTGCAGTGCCATTTTTATTGATGTGCCATCCCGCCTGACCTGGGATGTAAGTATTGGATTCTATGTAGTCACCAATCATGGCATTCGTTATCCATGCATTTCCTATAAATGCCTGGCTAATAAGCACCTGTCCATCTTTGATAATAAACGGGGAATAAAGATTGTTCCCGCTACCGCTAACGACGACAAACTGATTGGCATTTACGGCAAACCGGGTCTCTACTTCTGTGCCATTCACTATCGCTGCAACGGAAATGCCCGCATCGTACTTCGTGCCATTGTAGTTAAGACCCATCTTCATCGTCCAGATTGCAGAGGGCCCGCTGGCATCGGCATACGCCGTGAATTTCTCCTGGATAACTGCTTCCTGCTCACCAAATTTCGCCGCCACATCCGTTTCGAGCTGAGCGATAGAGCTGTTCGCATCGGTAGCTATTTTTGTTGCTTCAATAATCCCCGCACGGTTTTCACCGTAGTTTTTCCACTGCTGATCCACGCTGTCATAGTTAGCAAGAATGCTTTCAGCCAGAAGTTGAGGATCGGTAATCAGCGGCTCTAAAAGCGCTTTACCATCCTGTGTTTCAAGATATTTTTCCAGCGTGTCATGAATAAGGTCGTTGGCATCAACATTGCTTGCACCGGCGACATATTCGGTCCAGTCCCCCACGTTGCCAATTCTGTCTACCAGTCTGGCCCGGTACCAGCGCCTTATACCTGCCGGCATTGGGCCATGCTGATATGCAGACCCCGGATAAGGAACGGTGGCCAGCAGCGTTGGGTTTTGATGGTCAGCCGTGGTTGATTGCTGCAGCTCGGTATAGGCTGTGTCTCCGCTGCCTGCAGGAAATCCCCAGGTGATATCGATATTCCACACGACATTATCGCTGGCGACCAAGTTTATCGGTGTTCCGGGATTACCCACCTTGCCGTTAAGCGTGGTCAAATCGGAGTATCCCCATGGAGATGACACTTCGACCGCATTAATCGCACGCACACGCACCATATAACTGCCAGCATAAATGCCAGGTACTTCAAACGACGTGGCAGAGCTGCGCGGTACGTTTACCCAGTTCCCATCGTTACGGCGCCACTGTGCCTCATAGGCAATAGCGTTCTTCGTTGCGTCCCACGTAGCCCGCATGGTCTGAACGCTGATCCCCTGATTGACCACAGAATAAGAGCCGATCTGAATATTGGCCGGGGCAGACTGGTTACCCGGCGGGATAACACTGATCGGGCGTTCGTCGATAATGGCACCGGTATCGATGCGCGCATATTTATCCGGGTCGTGATACGCCGCAGAAATGGTGAACGTATTGTCGTTGTTGTCAGCCACGCTGAGCACGCGGTATTGCTGCGCATACAGTTCGTCTGACTCAACCACCCAGACGCTTTCAGATTCCGGTGTTTCACTGTAGGCGGTGGTGACAGTGACAACCTTCCCCGACAACGACTGAATTGTGCGTGACTGAGCTGCACCTGATGGAAGGTTTAAAATCAGCCGGCCGCCAGCAACAGCATCAGGAACACGGTCCAAGGTAATCGCGCGACCGTTCACCGAACTTATGCGGCCACCTGTCACTTTTCCTGACAGCATTTCATCGGCAACCGCAATGATGTAACCCGGCTGCGGGATCATGCCATCCAGCCCGACACCGAAAGTTATCACCCGGTCTTTGTTATTCGTCAGGATACCCCAGCGTCCCTTCCTGTTCGCCTCTGACTGACGGGTACAGCCAATTGCCGTCAGCTCTAACTGGTTAAAGCCGTAGCGCGTAACCAGATCCTGTTCAAAAACGGGTTCCATAGCATCAGCATAGGCATTGTCCGGATCAGACCATGACACAAGGGCCGTTGTGTAACGGGTCTTGGTCGTGCTGCTCGAGTAACTGAACTGGCCATCGATGACGTTCGCACGGGTGTAGCTGTAATCGATATCGCGCGGCATATCAGCCAAGGCAACAATCTGATTCCCGCCCCAGTACGTCATGCCGCGGAAGATGGCCGCAAAATCTCTCAAAACCGTATAGGCATCGTTTCGGCTTTGTACGTAAACATTGCAGATATAACGCGGCTCTGTGCCATTTCCGCCTTTACCGTCCGGAACCATCTGATCGCAATATTGTGCTACCTGGTAAAGCTCCCATTTGTCGATGTTCGCCGCGGTGAGACGGTTACCCAATCCAAACCGATCTGTGACGACAAGGTCATAGAAAACCCACGCTGGGTTATCTGACCATGCCCATTTAAAAGCTCCGGTCCATGTTCCACTGTAAGTGCGTGTTACCGGGTCGTAGGTATCAGGCACGCGAATGACGCGCCCCTGCGGCTCGCATGATATCTGAGGGATCGAACCATTGAACTGGCTGGAATCAAATTCGATATACAGCAGAGCGGTATTCGGATACCTCAGTTTTGCATCGATGACTTCCGTGTAGCTCTGGATCGTCATTACATCGCCAATCTTGGCACTGTTCGCATCTGTCGTTATCTTGCGCAGACGAATTGTCCAGGTGGTGCCAGCCGGTGGAAGGTCAATGCGATGGCTGCGCTCGTATCCTGACGTGGTTTTACCAGTAACCGCTGTATTGATTACCGTCTGAAATGCGCCGCCGTCGGTTTGCAATTCGATGGTGTAATTGATCGAATACCCAACCAGATCCCCATCATCTTCTTGCTTGAAGAGTGACGGCCATTTCAGGCGCAGACGGATAGCGGAAAGTTGGGTATTAGTGAAGGTGTGCGTCCAGGCAACGGCACTTTTAACTTCAGTACCCACGCTGATTTCGTTCTCAGTACCCGGCAATCCCTGAATGTAGGATTGCGCCTGCGTCCCGGCGCGGAACTCCCATGCGACCCCACTAAAATTACTCGAGCCGTCACTGTTAAGCAGCGGCGTTCCATCCAGAAAAATTGATTGCCCAGTCAGGCCGCCGCCAAATTCCCCCTCACCCAAAGCGATAAGCAGTTTTGCCTTCGCGATGGACTGAAGGTCGTCTGGTTGTTCTACGGGCGTGCGGGATGAAGAACTGCCACCTTTGTGGCCATTTATTTTGGTTGCGGTTGCCATATTACGCCCATATAAAAAGGCCGCTGCAGCGACCTTAGATGGAAGAATTAAAGGTGGGTTTTATTGCTGATCTTCGACATAAATCCCGGCGGAAATAATCGCGCCGCCGATCCGGCGTTTTCCGTAAAGAAGCGGAACAGGGTATCCCTGAGCTGCCGTATTTGTAACACCGCCGAAGGCATATGAAGCCTGATTATCTGCATCCTGTTTGCTGGCAAGGCCAGCGGTCTGCGGTGAAAGCATTTGAATAATTCCTCCAGCAGCCATAGCAACACCGGAAGCGACCAAGTAATATTGCTGCGTCACAACACCAACAACCACAAGAACTGCGCCAAGGATTGTTTGCAAGAGGCCGGCTCTTTTACTCCCCATAATTACTGGGACAATTCGAATAACCTCTCCATTCACGGGATAGCCAAGATCATCTTCCCCTAAATTCTTCTTACCTCGAAATACAGCATATGTAAGACCCCGCCGCTTACTTGTAATCATGAATTTTCCAAAACCGTCTATCGTGGCTGCTAATGCTCGAGTTGATTCTTGGACGGTACGTATCAGTCTGTGATGAGTTTTGCCAAAAGTCTTACCAAGCACACCGCCTAGTTCAATCTGAATCATTACTTCTTCCATCATTCCTCCAATGAAAAAACCCGCCATTAGGCGGGTTGATTATTAAAACGCTGTTGGATAAAGACCAAAATCTCCGTTAGTGCCATATCCTATTCGATAAGTCAGGGGATTTTCTTTTGTGACCGCTCCAGTAACCTCTACCATGCCACCACCACATACACCTTTAGGCCAGGCGCTGAACACATGATTGCCCAAGGTTGGGTAAATTACGACCTTCTCAGACGTGTCCAAATCTGCAATTTCTTTTCCGTCAATATAAACGCGAGTAAGACAAGCGCTACCGGAAAAACCAGAGTCTCGCTTGATTGTTACCATGCCATTATTTTGCGTCTTGGATATTAGAAGCTCTGAATTAAGTACCCTTACATCGGGTACATTTTTTGCCTGACTGGTTGATACTGGCTTGGTTGCGCACCCCGCCAGCCCGAGCGCCAGAACTGCTATGAGTAGTTTTTTCATCATTTTCCCTCTATGTTCAGGCAGTAATGATAGCTGGAAACTTTTAATTTTAAACCGCAAAATCAGTGACATCTGCTAACATTACGCAATTGTATGAATGAGGTTGATAAGTATCCATTTGAAGAAGCTCTCTTACTGCGTGAAAGTAAAGGATTGTTATGAAGAAGAAATTTATCGTTATGGTGTTACCGGCATTGTGGTTAATGAATATTTCCACTGCGGCCAGCGCATCAAAGTCAGTGTGTAGCAACATCACTCTCGATCAGGCTATAAACGCGGTAAAAGATGACTATTATCATAAACGCATTGAGCGTTGGACAAACGACCTTACTCTGTTAGGCACATCTAAGCCACAGCTCAACTTTGATAAGAGCAAAGTGCAAATTACCGATGTTTTTCTCGTTCCATTCACCGCGAAGGGAGAGAAATCTTCTAAAGAATATTTTGCAACTTACCAATGCAAAAACGGTGAAATTGAATATTCTTCAAAATAAGATAAGCCACCTTACGGTGGCTATTTTTTATCGAAAACCTGTACCTTTAACCGCAACCTGCCCCGGCATAGAAATTTGGTAGGGTTTGCCTTTCGTGTAATTAAGTACTTTTGTTGAAAACTCCCCCATAGGTCCTCGGAAAGTACTAGGGTTAGCGTCGTACATATCATTATACCCGCGGACTACACCATCATAAGTCCATGCACCACTGGACTGAATAGTCAGTTTCCCCTCAGTTTTTAAAGTAACATTCCCCAGATATGACGCCGGGATAATGCCATCTAGCATGGTATTTCGGTTGAAGTTTTCAGCAATCTGGAAAGTACCAACGCGACCACTGTTTACTATATTCATCACCGGATCGATCTGATTAGGTTGGATACGAAGACCTATGTTTTCAAGTTTCACAAAGCGTTCTTTACCATCACCCCACATATAATGAGCCCATGCAGCAATGGAAGACATTGCAGTACCGCTTAACTCATTTACGCTCTGGGTATTATAGTTAAATTTAGCAGCGCCTGGTCCTTGATGAACTGCATCATAGTTTGACATTTTGGGCTGTTTAACAAGTCGTGTATCTGCATAGCAGAATATAGCAATTCCTGACGCTACAGATTGCATGGTTTTGGGATCATTAAGATCATGCGTATCCATGTAGTGTGCTATGGATTTAGCACAATTCTCAGCCATTCTTGAGGACTGATAATATGGAAGCGTTACCTGAAGGAACAATTGGCCTGAATTAGGTCCTTGTGCTTCAAACCCAAAATTTGAATAACCGTTACCTTGGAAAGTACTTGGAGTAGGTGGAGCCACAATGGTCATTGTATCACTCATAATGTATTCTCTTGTTGATGTAATGAGTAATATTTATATCGAAACAAGTCAGATTGAGATATCCATAAGTGTTGTGTCATCCATTGCAAATAAAGTACTAAGATTACCCCTTTCCATAAGCAAAAACCCTCCGAAGAGGGTTTTATACAGCAATTTTTGTACTATCAGGGAACCCTGTGCACACGCCCGAACTTGAAGTTCAGAGTAGAGTCGTACATCACTCCATTCGAGAACATAAATACGTAAAGCTGATTTCCTGTGTAACCACCATAGCTATTCTTGGCATTGACCTGAACACCGGACGCATATCCATAAATCACTCCACCACTCGTTGACGCCATAGATCCATCTTGCGAATAGGCCTTAAAAGGCTGCTCGAATGTATACCTTGCCGATTCCGGGTCCTTTAATGCGGAAGCCATATAATTTTTTATTTGTTGCTGATAGTCATCAGGTAAGCTTCCATAATTACCACTTGAAATCTCAACCTGTGAAGGTGGTTTTGGCGCGCAACCAGTTGTTATAAAAACCGATGTCATAATTAACATCGCCAGAAAGATATTTTTTTCATATTCCCATTCTTTAAGTAGCAGTTCGTTACATCGTAACAGAGGAGTATTGTAAGGCTAAATATTTAGATCAGATCTTTGTGCCTGACAATTTTCATGGTTCTTTCCTGCCAGTATCCGCCGTAAGGAACACGGTTGCTGAGCATGCCGTACATATGGTGCAGTAGCATGTTGCCTTCCAGCAGGATCCCGGCGTGATTCCACTTATTTGACTGAACCTGCATGATCACCATATCGCCCGGCATTGCTGGCCCGCTGAATTCCCGAAAACCGCACTCATACCAGCAGTCCTGATAAAAGTTATCCGGATAGTCATTCTCCCACCACGGATAATCAACGCGATAATCGGTCAGCTCAATGCCGTGTGTCTGCCGGTAATAGCTCATGACCAAACCCCAGCAATCGGTGTGCCCGAGCACAAACGGTCGCTCGAGCAAGGGCAATTCACCGCGCGGCTGAATGGTACGAAAATCCCCCTCCGGCCAGCTCACGATGTGCCAGGGTAATTCGGTTGTATCGCACTGTGCTTTATCCAGTTCGCTGGGCTGTGTCGTTGCATCAGGGTGACTGTGAACGATGGAAATAACCGTTCCCCAGTCTTCGGCGTCAGCATAACCCACGGGATCAAGATGAAAATCTTCGGTGGGATTGGCTGCCAGATTGGCACAGGGAAAATAACGCTCAACCCGGCTTTTCTGCGCTACCACGCCACAACATTCGTGCGGGTAGCTCTGCCGGGCATGTTCAAAAATAGCCTGCAGGGTTTTATCACGCATAATCAGCTCTTAATCAGAGAGGTGCCCGGGAAGCCGCCGAACGGTAATTCGTTGTTTGCACCGAAGCGAAGCTTGCACCCCGTGTTCAGCGTACCGTTGCACACGTCGAGCGAGGGATCGCTAACCGGATTGCCGTGCTTATCGAAATAGTTGGTACCAGCGTAATCGCAGCCATCCCCTGAACGGTATTTGCCACGGATGCACCAGGTGCAGAGAGAATGAAGCTGCCGCGTTGGGATCATCAATCCCTGCAAATCCATCGGGCTGGTCAGCGTGAACTCAACAGAAATGTTGGTTTCCATGCTCTTGCTGTCGATGTAGAAAACCTGCAGCTTTTCCTGCGTGGAGTCCGCCGTGGAATTCCCTCCGGCAAAGTTTCGTGCATCGAGATATTGTGCCAGCGTATCGTGAATCGTCACCACAGCCTGAAGCATGTCATCGTAAGCCAGACACAACGCAGTAATCGACCCGTCAAGATTCGCCACAGTCAGTTTCGGCTGCGCGCCGCTGCCGCTGGTTGAAGCCTCAATACCTTCAATTTGAACCGGCCAGGCTGAATATTCATTGCCCTGCCACCAGATGGATTTTGCAGGCAGTTTTGATTCGTCGTAAACCGGCGTCCCACCAATATATTCAATTTTGGTGATATAACGGGTGCCCCACGGCTTAGTTGCTGCAGGTAGCGCAATTGAACCGGCAGACCCGAAAGACAGACTGGCTGTCTCGCCGGTTGAATAAGTTATTT